TCAGCGGCTGCCACATTTACAGCTTCAGTTGTAACAGGTTCAAGTGGTATTTACAAACTAGTATTATCTAATTCAACAACTGCTGATATTACAGCAGGTCGTTATGTATATGATGTAGAATTAATTTTAGCAGACTCTACTATTGAAAAAGTACATTATGGTATTGTAACGGTCAATCCAGAGGCTACTAAAGTATAATGAATGAATTATCAGAATTTTTTAAAACCGTTTCAATCGAAAAAACAAGAGTTGCCGAAGAAAGAAAAAGATTTGAACCAAGAGTTGAAATCAAAGCGACCGATTTATCAGAGTTTTTTGGCACGGTTGAAACAGGCCAACAAAATCAAATAGTTTTAGCACAAAGAGAAGGCACTAAACTAGACGCCCTACAAACTTTTTTTACTAGACTTCAAACTTTTGAAGACAATCTACAAGAACAAATTGAAAGACAAAAACCAGGAACAACAAAAGATGGTTTTGATCCTGATGAAGTCGCTTATGATGTAGAAACACCAATTATAGAAAAAGAAAAAACTGAAAGTGAAAAGAAACAAGAAGAATTAGAACCAATAGTAGAAACAAAACAAGAAGAAAGATTTCCTACTGCTGAAGAAAGATGGCCTAGAGCTGGTGAAACAATAGAACAAGTTGAAATTAAACCAGTAAATTACTTTCAAACAAATAAAAGACCTGAGCCTAAAGTTGAAGAAACAGATGTTAATTCTCTGGCACAGGCTATGTCAGGTTTAATTAAAAAACCTGAACAGTTAATTGAACAACCTCAATTGTCAGATTTAGAAAAACTACAATTAGAGTTTAAACAATTTAGAAAATTAGTAACTATGCAAATGGCCTCAATAGGTGGCGGTGGTGAAGTACGATTATTAAATTTAGATGACGTTGATACAAGCTCACTTGGTAATGGTAAATTTTTAGTATATAATGCTACAAGCAAAAAATTAGAATTTACAGATCAAGTGGACGGTAATTAATGCCATTAAAGATAAAATTAAAAAGATTTACAGCTTCTTCAGGTGACCCTAGCACAAGTGATTTAGAGGTCGGTGAAGTAGGTATTAATCCAGTCCAAAAGAAAATATTTGTAAACAATAGTGGTACCATTGTAGCATTAGGCTCTGCTGACTTTTCAGCAGTTGACCAAGACATTATACCTGATGGTGATGGCACGAGAAATTTAGGTAGTTCTAGTAAAAGATTTGCTGAGTTATTTCTAACAGGTCAAACAATCAATCTAGGCGGTGCTACGATTGATTCAGATGGTACAGGCACCGTGTCTGTATCTGCTACAGGTGTTACTTTGCCTGCTGGTTCAAAAGCAGGTGGTAATAAATTAGCAGTTACCGTAACAGGATCAGGTGGTGCTGAACAAGCCGCTCAAGTTGTTGATTTTTTTTCAGCAGCTGGTGGTTTAAGTTCAGCAAATACACAATTTAGTTTTAACGCTACGGTAGATGATAAGTTTGTATTTACAGGCGATAAATCATTTACATTAGCTAATGGTAGTTCATTAGCAGATAGTAATGTTACACTATTTCAATTTTAATAAATATGAGTAGAGAGAATTATGTCAAGTAAAAAACCAATACGAGCAGTCTTTAATGATAGTAACGTTGCTACAGGTTTAGCAGAATATCAATCAGGAGAATTTATACCTTTAACACACGGTGGTTTAGGTGCTTCTTTATCTATTGGTTCGGCAGGACAGGTTTTAAAAGTTAATTCAGGCGGCTCAGCGTTAGAGTTTGGAGCTGTTGAAGCTATTGTAAATATAGATAACGCTACAAATTTAGAAAGTGTTACATTAGCCACAGGAGATAAATTTTTAATATCAGATGGTGGCACAGAGGGTCGAGCAACTTTAGCTCAAGTTGATACTTTATTTTCTGGTACTTCAAAAACACTTACAAACAAAACTATAAGTGGTTCATCAAACACATTATCAAATATTGGTAATTCATCTCTTTCAAACTCAGCTGTTACCGTAGGTTCTACATCAATTAGTTTAGGTGCTAGTTCTACAACTTTAGCAGGTTTAACTAGTGTTACTTCAGGCACGGTAAATATTGCCGATAGACATATAAAAACAACTGATAGTACAAATTTAGTTTTAAATGAAGCAATAGACATTTCTAGCGCTGGTGCTATTACAGCAGGTTCAATAAATTTATCTGGTAACGCTGTAATCTCTGGTAATTTAACGGTATCTGGATCAACAACAAGTGTTGAAACAACTAACTCTACAATAAGTGATAAACTAATAGAGTTAGCAACAGGAACATCTGGAACACCATCAGGCGATTCAGGTATTATTATTGAAAGAGGTAGTTCAAATAATGCCTTTATAGGTTTTGATGAAAGCGCTGATAAGTTTATTGTTGGTACAGGTTCATTTACAGGATCAACAACTGGAGATTTAACAATATCTACTGGAACACTAGTAGCAAACTTACAAGGCAATGTAACAGGTGATGTTACAGGAAATGCCGATACAGCGACAGCATTAGCTACTGCTAGAACAATAGCAGGTCAATCGTTTGACGGATCAGGTAATATTACAATAGCTTCAACAGATTTATCAAATACATCTGCTATAGCATTGTTAACTTCTAGTCAAACATTAACAAATAAAACAATTTCAGGATCAAATAATACTTTATCTAATATAGGAAATTCATCACTATCAAATTCAACCGTAACAATTGCTGACGATAGTTCAACTGCCGTTAGTGTGCCTTTAGGTGGTGGATTTACAATTTTAGGTGGCTCAGGTATAACAACTTCTTTAAATGGAAGTGAAATGACAATTGCTACAGACGGAGCTGTTGTAACTGAAACATCTACTGATACACTTACAAATAAAACAATTAGTGGATCAAACAATACTTTATCTAACATAGCAAACTCATCACTTACTAATTCAAGTGTAAACTTTGGTGGTATAACCGTAGCTTTAGGAGCAAGTGATACTACTCCAGCTTTTGATTTAACAGACGCTACTAACTATCCAACAAGTTCATTATCAGGCACTATAACAAATGCTCAATTAGCAGGTAGTATTGCTTTTAGTAAAATGGTAAACTTAACAACTGGTAGAGCGTTAGTATCAGACGGAAGTGGTGATGTATCTGTTAGTGATGTTACATCAGCTGAAATAGATCATTTAGATGGTGTATCTTCTAATATACAGACACAATTAGACGCCAAAGCGTCAAAACCTTTTGCGATAGCTCAAGCAGTAGCCCTTGGATAAATTATTATAAATATACCTGAAAACTAAAGGGATTTAATAATGGCAACACCAGCAAGTAGAGCTAACTTAAAAGAATATGCTTTAAGAGCACTAGGAAAACCAGTTATAGAGATTAACGTAGATGACGACCAGTTAGAAGATAGACTGGACGAAGCTTTACAATATTATGCTCAATATCACTATGACGGTATTAGAAGAACATATTTAAAATATCAGTTAACTGAAGATGATAAAACTAGATTAAAAAATCCTAATAGATCATCTGAAAGCACAACTGATAAAAAAGAATCTGGCGTATCAACAACTTGGTCTGAACAAGACAATTATCTAGTAATACCAGAATCAATTATTTCCATAATTAATATATTTCCATTTTCTGATAAAGGTAATTTAAATTTATTTGACGTTAGATACCAATTAAGACTAAATGACCTTTACGACTTTTCATCTACATCAATAATTAATTATGACATAGTATTAAGACATTTAGATTTTTTAGATCACGTATTAGTAGGTGAAAAACCAATGAGATTTAATCAACACGATAATAGATTGTACATTGATATGGATTGGGAAAACGATTTACAAGTTGGTGAATATTTAGTAATAGAGGCATACAGAAAATTAGACCCGACAGAATATACTGATATATTCAACGACATATATTTAAAAAGATACGTAACTGCTTTATTTAAAAAACAATGGGGTGCTAACTTATCTAAATTTAATGGTGTTACAATGTTAGGTGGCGTCTCACTAAATGGTCAACAAATTTATACAGAAGCTTTAGCTGATATAGAAAAGTTAGAACAAGAAATTAGATCAACTTACGAATTAAATCCAGCAATTATGATGGGGTAACCACTAATGCCAGTTAATCATTATTTTCAAGGTGGCAATGGTATAGGTTCAGACGCTGAAAAAAGACTTTATGAAAACTTAATCATTGAGGGTCTTAAAATTTACGGCCAAGACGTTTACTATTTACCACGAACACTTGT